CAAAAGCCCAGGGGTCCACAGGAGAGACAATTCAAAATCCCACGCTAAATCCAGATACTCCTCGAGTCCCACTGAGCCCAGCACCGGCCGATCCATTGCAGCCACTTGCTGTGACTTATGTGAGTAATGATCTTCGAACTCAAACTTTGCCCGGCGCAGCCGCAGCATATGGCGTGGGCAGCGGAGATTTGCAACGAGACCTGACATCAAGTAGCCGCGGCGACATGATAAACATTCAACTTAAAATAATCGGAGATCCGCAACTGATAAAACAAGATGACTTATTTTATGCACAAAATATTAGACCACCAACTTCGCAGCTCACACCCAACAATAGTTTGTATTATGATGGCGGAGAGTTGTATGTGAATATAGTATTTCAAAGCCCGATAGATTACGACGAATCAACAGGACTTGCCATACCCAATTTAGGAAATTATACCTACAACTTGTTCAATGGTATATACAAGATAATCACAGTGGACAATAATTTTAGACAAGGAAAGTTTGAACAAACACTGGATCTAATTAGATTACCAGTCAATGCGCAAGATATAAATCAATTGATAAATGCAAGAGCCAGAATTGAAACTTATGTGAACTACGGTCTGGGTCAACTGGCAGGACTGCCCTACTCGAGATTTACTGGTCCTAGAATTTTAGTTAATAATCTGGCCGCCGGAGTCGGTATTTATAATGCAGGTGTAGCAGGTGGCGGAGGAGTCCTCTCCGGACTAGTGGGCGGCATTGTTAATCAGTTTGTTGGCAAGATCACTAATGAGATCATAGGTAAGGCCACTGGCGCAATTAAAGATGTGTTCTCAGGGTTGGGCGGCCAGGTACCGGCAGAACAACTTCTCGCCGCGCAAAATGCACAAGAAGGATTCCGGGCAGCTGAATACGGAATAGCAAATAGATTTTCACCGGACTATACCACAGCAGAGGACGCTTTTGGCGCTGCAACACTGGAAGAAGCCACTGCTATCAATTTTGCAATCGATACTAATTTTGATTTACCGACAATCGACTGGGATATCGTTTAATAAAGAAATAATACACTAATGTCTACTCAACAACCAACAATGGGCACCAAGCGAGCACAGTTCGCTGATCCTGACAATTCCGACATTGCCAACAACACAGGCATTTATGTGGGCGTGGTCAAATCCATCGACACCAGTTTTAGAACAGGAAGAATCAGCGTTTATATTGCTGCATTTGGCGGTGACCCAAAGTCACCGGCATCGTGGTCCGAAGTAACATATGCAAGTCCATATATGGGCACCACAACTGGGCCTGCAGGAAATCCACAGTTCAATGGGTTTTCTTATACCAAACAGACTTACGGGTTTTATATGACTCCGCCCGATGTTGACAATCAGGTACTGTGTTGTTTTCCTGAAGGCAAAGGTGTGGTGGGCTTTTGGTTTGCATGTATAACCAGTCAGCTGGGCAAAAATATGCTGCCTGCCAACGGAGCAGTACCATGGAATGATATTGATCTAGCCAGTTTTTCTGACCCCGATGTTGGCCCATTGGTTCCATATCTTAAAGAAGGAAATCCTTACCCTGCGGGAGAATTCAATGAAAACGACAGCCGAGTGTTTACAAACAATTGGGTCAAGAATAAAAAACCATTAAATCCCATATTAACAAAACAGCTCATTGAACAAGGACTTGACTCAGACCCAAGCAGGGGTGCAATCAGCAGTAGTATACAGCGAGACCCAATCAGCACAGTATTTGGATTTAGTAGTCCGGGCCGCCCTTTCCCGGCGCAAGACCCAAAAAACAATCCAAATCTCAGATCAAAACTACAAACTGGAAATTTTAATCCGCAAGATTTTGTAGTAACCGGTAGAGTTACTGGTCACACTTTTGTCATGGACGACGGAGACTTATCAGGCACGACCAATCTAACACGCTGGAAGTCGGCATCGGGTCATCAGATAATTATGAATGACTCGGACGGATTTATCTATATCAGTAACGCTCCGGGCACGGCGTGGGTTGAGTTAACTGCGGCAGGGGATGTGTTGATCTACAGTGGCAGAGATGTGGCATTGCGCACCAAAGGCAATCTTATGATTCAAAGTGACAAGAATATAAATTTTAATGCAGAGCAAAGTATTAATCTTAATGCAGGCTTAGACATAAATTTAGAATCTGCCAGAGCCATACAAACCAATGCAGGACAGTTCTTAAATCTATATGGCAGACAGACTCAACTCAAAAGCGGCGGCGCAATGAGTATTAATTCTAGTTCAGCCATGTCTATTAGGTCAGGTGGAGGTTTGGCACTGACCGGACGACCAATTAATCTAAATGGACAAGGCGGCGGCGGCGAGCAAGCCCCTCCGAGAAAATTATCACAATATTTGTCGGCTGACAGCATATTCACTTCGTCTGGTTGGCAAGTTAGAACAAACAGCATACAATCTATTTGTTATAAAATCCCCACCCACGAGCCTTATATCAGAGGCAGTGTCAGTCACGTGATAGCCTTTCATGAAACTGTTGCTAATATTGCGTCAGGAATCGACCTATCGACCACAACTGTAGACGGTGAAACGGTATTGGCTCCAACAGTTGGTGCCAGCACTAATGCTGAACAAGCCCGTACTGACGCAATAGTCAACCCAGCACCTGTAAAATCGTTCATTAAACAACCAGACCCAGGACAAGGTCTAGGTGCATTAAGCTCAGATCAACTTCGCGCATATCTTGCACAGACTGGCTACACTGAAAGCGGCGGATTATATACGCCAGTTGATCCTTTGTCTCCTGTGGCAGGTGTAAACGAATTTGGATATGCGGGCAAGTATAAATTTAGCAGTTCAGCTCTGCAAGATTTGGGATACATAAAAGCAGGAACTCCTCAAACAGTGGACGCCATAAACAATCCAGCAAATTGGATAGGTGGCGAAGGCCGCCCCGCCAGTTTGCAAGCATTTTTAGACAGTCCGCAAATTCAAGAAGGTGCAATATATAATTATACTAAAGCCAACTACAACACACTGCAAAAAAACGGACTAATTACTGCAACTACCACCACCGCAGACATTGCAGGACTACTCAGTGCCAGTCAGCTGGTCGGCGCCGATGACGCAACTAAATGGTACAATGGCGGTATCAATAAATCTGATACAGTTGGCACTAGTATCAGTCAAGTCTACAATCAAGGCCGATATAGTCAGAGTCAGGTCAGTATTATACAGGCCAGCAATGCTAGTAAAACTACTCTTGGAGTGTAAATACACATATGGCACTATATAACGGATTCAGCACTTATAATCGGCCCAAACATTTCAGGATAACTGACTTTGAACTGGTAAAACAAGATTTAATCAATCACTTTAACATACGCAAGGGTGAAAAGTTGATGAATCCCGACTACGGCACTGTTATTTGGGACACATTATTTGACCCACTAGACGATGACACTAAAAATATAATAGTTCAAGATGTCAAGAGGATAATTGGGTCCGATCCCAGAGTCGGCGCTCAAAATGTGATAGTCACACAGTTTGAATTTGGCATCCAGATTGAAATTGATCTAATTTATATCTCAACTAATCAAAGAAATTTGTTATCCTTGTCATTTGACCGTAACAGCAAAACTGTGGGATCAGCTTAACTCGCACTCTTTAAACACCCATATTTTTTCCTAATAAATATATAAAATGGAACGAATATGGCCAACACAACAAGACAAACCAGCCTTTTAGTCAATCAAGACTGGACCAAAGTATACGAGAGTTTTAGGAACGCAGACTTCCAAAGTTACGATTTTCAAACTTTGCGCAAGTCGATGATAGATTATCTGCGAATCTATTATCCCGAAGATTTTAACGATTTTGTCGAATCCAGCGAATATATTGCTCTAATAGACATGATTGCCTTTCTAGGGCAAAGTCTTGCATTCAGAACCGACTTAAATGCTCGGGAAAACTTCATTGATACCGCAGAGCGTCGTGACAGTGTACTAAAACTGGCCAGGCTGGTCAGTTATGTTCCCAAGCGCAATCAAGCAGCTTTGGGTTATTTAAAATTCGATAGTATACAAACTACAGAAACTCTTACTGACAGCAATAACATCGACCTAACCAATGTTATTGTAAAATGGAACGACAGTACTAATATTAATTGGTACGAACAGTTTGTTACCATTTTAAACAATGCGCTGCCAACAAATCAAATCATCGGCAAACCTGCCAACAGCAAATTAATTGCAGGCATTACCAATGATGAATATAATTTAAATATTCCGCCAGGATCACTGCCAGTTTATAAGTTTCAAACTCAAGTTGAAAATTCAGCAATACCATTTGAAGTAGTAAGCCCAACCAGTGTCAACAAAGATTATATCTACGAATCGCCTCCCCGTCCAGGCGCGCCACTTAATATTTTATATAAAAATGATAATAAAGGCAATGCCAGCAACAATACTGGTTTCTTCTTTTATTTTAAACAGGGCGATTTACAGAATCAGACTATTTCAATCAATGAATCTATACCCAACAATATTGTTGCTGTGAATGTTGACAATATCAACAATACTGATGTGTGGCTGTATGAATTAAGTAATTCAGGATTAATTTTAACTGAGTGGAATTCCGTCCCCACGGTCAACGGCGTTAATATTATCTATAATTCAAATGCTCCAAAAAAGAGTTTTCAGGTCACCACGAGAAACAATGATCAAATTAATTTAGTATTTGGTGACGGTACATTTGCTGCCGTTCCTCAAGGCAACTATACCACATACTTCAGAGTCAGCACGGGTCTCAGTTATAAAATCACTCCTGACGAAATGCAGAATATTACTTTAAGTATTCCGTATTTAAGTAGAGCCGGAAGATTAGAAACACTGACAATTGTGGCCAGTTTAAAATACACAGTGGCCAATGCATTGAGCCGCGAAAGTATTGCAGAAATCAAAGCCAAGGCTCCCCAGTATTACTATACACAAAATCGTATGGTGACCGGTGAAGATTATAATACATTTCCATATGCTAATTTTAGCAACATCAGCAAAGTCAAATCGGTTAATAGAACCAGCAGCGGAGTCAGTAGATATCTTGATGTGGTAGATGCAACTGGCAGATATTCTAGCACCAACATTTTTGCAGATGATGGCATTTTATACAGAGAGTTAGATGTGGCCAGCTTTGACTTTACTTGGAACACCACTGCTGATATTAATAGGATTATTCAGAATCAAATATTGCCTGTCATTAGAAGTCAGACACTGTTACATTTTTATTATCAATATTTTAATCGATACAGTCTGACTAACATGTATTGGTATCAGAGCACAGTGGGCTCAAGTTCGTCGACTGGTTATTTTGTTAATAGCAGTGGCACACCGCAACAAATAGGCACAAATGTTACTGGAAACAACGGATTTATAAATCCAAACAGTCTTGTTATTTTCAGTCCAGGCGCAGGAAATTATTTTGATGCACAAAATGAAATTAAACCATTACCAGCGTCAAATGTATTGCCAGCCAATGGAAACTTAGTAATATATGTGGCTATTACTAATTTAATATCTAATGGTAGTCAAGGTAACTTGAGCAATGGATCCGGGCCAGTTTCATTGAGCGAAATTGTACCTGATAACGCACAGGCTATCACAGTAATACCCGCGTTTAGTAATAGTTTTACTACACAATTTACCAGTGACATAATTGCGTTAATCAGCAGTTATAGTGAGTTTGGATTACGATTTGACCAAGCAACCAGATCATGGGTAATTATTACTGCACAGAATTTAGATTTGGCCAGTGCATTTAGTCAAACAAACCAAGGCGATGTAACCGGCCTAGGTCGCGATGCCAGCTGGATGTTGGCATTTACGGTCAGTGGCACCATCTACAATGTACAAGTGCGTGGTCTAAGTTACATTTTTGAAAGCACTGCGGAAACTAAATTTTACTTTGACAATAGAACTAAAATATTTGATCCTATTACTGGACTAACTGTAAATGACAGTGTAAATGTTTTAAAAGTAAACGGAGATCCTGATACTTCCGAACCATTGAATCAAAATGTTCTTTGGTACATCTATAATCAAATTGCAGAGTCCGATGGATATGTGGATAATAGCAAAGTTTTAGTAACTTATGCTGACAGTAATGACGACGGTGTGCCCGATAATCCAGATATTTTTACCACAATAGTTCAGCCTACTGTCAACACCACCACAAAATATGTTTATTTTGTTAAATCTTACGGCTACGACAACTTTGTGACCTACGAGCCTGTTGACAATACTCTGGTCGATTCGGAGTATACAACAAAAATATCTATTCTGCCCAACATAAACAATTATCCAACAGGACAAATATTTTATACAACCAACAGCGAAGAGTTTTATGTATTAACTGTGTCCGGTAATTCTAGAACATTGGTGTTGAGCAACGACTATCTTGCAAGAATTGGCAGACAGTCGCTATACTTCCAATACAAACACAATGCTCCAGGTAACCGCAGACTGGATCCAAGTCCCAACAATTTGATCGACATGTATGTACTAACCAAAGAATACGAATTGGAGTATCGTACATGGGCGTTGGACACTACCGGACTAATAACTCTGCCCACTGAACCTAATAGCGAAACAATTCGACTGTCGCTGCAAGAGCTGGAAAATTACAAGAGTGTCAGTGATGCAATTGTGTACAATGCAGCCAGCTTTAAACCGTTGTTTGGTAATAAAGCCAAGCCCGAATTACAAGCAACATTTAAAGTAATCAAGAATTCAAATATCAATATCAGTGACAGCGAAATTCGCAGTCAGGTACTAGCATATATTAATGCATTTTTCTCTACCAGCAATTGGGACTTTGGCGAAACTTTTTACTTTACTGAGTTGGCCACTTATATTCAGCAAGGCATGGCTCCTAATATTACCAGTATTATTATTGTGCCAAATAGTGCCAGCCAAGTTTATGGATCACTGCAACAGATCAGCAGTGAGCCTGATGAAATTTTAATCAGCGTGGCCACTGTGGACAACATTGAAGTTATCAGTGCAATTACTGCGGCACAATTAAACCTTCAAAATTTAGCGGTAAATACATTAATAAACTAAATGTTGCCAGATGCCTATTACTAAAACTATAAATTTTTTACCAGCAGTATTTCAATCAGAAACCAATCAAAAATTTCTGAATGCAACATTGGATCAGTTAGTAACTGAACCAAACTTACAGCCTATTAATGGGTATGTGGGTAGAAAATTTGCCCCTGGTTTTAAAAATGTGTCAACTTATATCCGTGAACCGGATTTATCAAGAGCAGATTATCAACTTGAACCCACGGTTGTTGTAAAAAACCCCATGACGGGCAATGTTGACTTCAATGTAACATATCCTGAAGTTTTACAAAAGATTGCCTACTATGGCGGCACAACCACAGATCAAAATAGACTATGGAGCAGTGATTACTATAGTTACAATCCGTACATTAATTTAGATGCCTACATTAATTTTGGACAATACTATTGGTTACCAAACGGGCCCGCCGCAGTAGATGTGTATGCTGGCAGTGTTGATTTAGAGAAAACTTATTACCCTCAAATTGATACAAACTCTCAAGCATTCAACTTCAATGGTTTCGGCACAATTTCTAATCCGGATCTGACATTGGCCCGCGGCGGCACATATACTTTTAATCTGACACAAACTGATCAACCGTTTTGGATTCAAACAGATCCCGGTTTAAGTGGGTATCAGATCAGCAACAATAATCTTTCTAGTAGAGAAATATTGGGAGTGACCAATAACGGCGACGATGTCGGCACTGTTACTTTTACAGTGCCAGTTAAAACAGCACAAGATTTCTATGTAAACATGCCAGTGGTGCAAAATGTCGATTTGGTAACAACACTGTCCTACGCCACAATCCAAGGTCAATTGCTGAGCACTTTCAATACCAATTACGGCGGTATTGACGGTCAAAGAAATAATTTAAATGATAAGTTCATCATTTTTGGACAATATTATGCTGATGATGCAGACTGGACTGCGAGTTCTGTTACTGTGACCGCTGCACAGCGTTATGGTATTTGGCAGTTTAATCTAATAGCTTCGGGCAGCGATTTTATCATTGACCTTGTTTACTATGTTAGTATTCCAGTAAACAACAAAGTTCTTATTCAGTCCGGCGTTGACTACGGCAACACTCAGTGGTATACCAACGCCAGCAACATACTGGGTCAAACTCCAGTAGTCACAGCCAATTTAGATACACTGTATTATCAGAACGGCAATGCAGCCGGCGGAGTGGGTGTTATAAAACTAATAGAGCCAGGCAGTAATATAATTGATGTGACCACAGAGATTCTAACCAAGACAAATTATGTCAGCCCCAATGGCGTTACTTTCACGAATGGATTAAAAATTAAATTTGATACATCAGTGACACCTGCCATCTATCAGAACAATGAATATTATATAGACGGTGTCGGCGAACTGATTACACTGACCGCAGTGGCAGATCTGGTCATAAACTTTGCCAGTTCACGATCAAATTTTGATCCTTCGATTTCATTTAATACTCTAGCCAACGCCACTATTAATGCGGCCGCGGACCAACTTACTATTTCTACCACGGATAATCCCAGCAGTAGTAACATAAAAGTGGGAATTTTTCCTAATTCGATTAATTCTAATTATGCAATCGAACAAGATATAACACTTGACTATCCTTATCGTGGCGGACTTGATGCACAGGGCAATCACGAAAGTGAACTATTAGAAACAGGAACAATCGGTGTTACTTTGCCTGGTGTAGTCATCAACGGAGTAACCAATGGATGGTCGGTGCCGGGATTAGAAGGCACCACATGGCACTACGATGCAAACACTGTATTAATAAACGGCGAAGATATCTACGGCGGATATCCTACTGCGGACGGAAAATACAGCTACAGAAATAGTAATTTTATCACACAAGATGCATGGGCAAATGTGTCCGGGTTTACCACTGGATATTTTACCAGCGACGGTCATAGTAAATTAATTGGCTTTGCAGCAGACGGATATCCAATTTATGGACCTTTCGGTTACTTAAATCCAGCTGACAATCAAAGTGGTGTTATTCGTATGCGCAGCAGTTATGCTGCCAGTACAGGCGTCGCCAGTCGACCAGCGGCTCATACCGTTACCTTAACTTCAAATGCAATTGCCACCAGTCTTTTAACAGTATCCAGTACATTTGGATTGAATCCGGGCATGCGAATAACTACCAATTCTGCTGGCCTTCCGCAGAATACTTATTGGATAGTTAACAATGGTCTGGCAACAGCCACCGGCCCCGCTGTTTACGCCAACGGAACAAATCAAATTACATTAAACAGTAATGTTACTTTGTATGCAAATACTTCAATTACATTTGAATTTATTGCAGGGTCCTTTATTGAAGACTATACCTATACACCAAATAGCGGAACACTGGATCAATACAACGGTAGATTTGGCGTAACACCAGAATTCCCGGGCGGCACTTATGCGTATTTTGCAACGCAGAATTCAACTAATACTCCGGTATATCCTTATTTTATTGGCAGTGCATTTTATGGCAGTTTGAGCGTCGACACTAATACAAGTTTGACAACTCCAGATTATTTGGTAATCAACAGATCCAGTCTTGACAAGAACCCATGGAGCAGACGCAATCGTTGGTTTCATAAAGATGTGATCGCAGCCACTAGTCTGTATAACAATATTCCTTATATAGTAGATCAAGAATATAGAGCCAAGCGACCCATCATTGAGTTTGTGCCAAATTTACAATTGTATGACTTTGGTAAAACCGGATTACAACCTGTTGATCTAATAGATACAAGTACTACAGAACCGTTTATTCAAGTTGAAGGTGTAACAGGAATTTTTATTGATGGTATAAATTTAGTACAAGGTATGCGAATTATTTTTGCAGCAGACCAAGATCCCGCCACAAGAAATAAAATTTGGTTGGTTAATTTTATTAACCCCGATGGGCTGACTGCAACCCCGCCAGTAATACATTTAACATTGGCCGATGATGGCAATGTACAGGAAAACGATACCGTTAGTATATTCAACGGCGTAGTCAATGCCGGCAAGAGTTTCTGGTATGTGGGCGGATTTTGGGACCAAGGGCAAATTAAATCGACATTAAATCAAGCTCCTTTGTTTGATGTATTTGACGTAGAGGGCGTTAGTCTGGGCGACAGATTAAAATATCCTATTTCAAACAATAGTCTTGCATTTGCCGGAACTAAAATTTTCAGTTATAAACAAGGCACCGGCGCCAACGATCCAGTGCTGGGCTTCCCATTAACTTACAAGAATTTCAATAATATTGGCGACATTCAATTTGATAATAATTTTGATACTGACACTTTCCTTTATACCGTCGACAGAGTAGATTATACTGATAAAATTAACATCGGGTATCTGTATCAAAATACAACCACGGATGCAGTCATAAAGTTAAACTGCTGGCAACCTGTGATAGAGCAAAGTAAACAATATCAAGATATATCTTATATTTTCGATGGCATCAATAATCAATTTACCATTGATATCACCCCTACTGCTAATACTGTGGTGCCAAATCTTTTGGTCTATGTAAATTTTAAACCAGTGTCCACTGCCAACTATAGAATTTACAATTTGCCACAAAATAATAAGGACATATGGATCAATCCATTGCTACTCAAAGATGGCGATAAAGTTGATATATTAGTTTACAGTGATCAAGTCAGTGTCAAAGGATTTTATGAAATTCCCGACAATCTTAACTTAAACGCACAGAATTTTACTATTAATTCTCCCACACTCGGAGAGATGCGTAATCACATCGGCGAGCTAACACAAAGATCATTGAATTTCGCTGGTACTTATCCGGGTACTAGTAATCTTAGAGATATTACAGTAGTTGCTCAGGGCGGCACAATGCTACAGCAAAGTGCTCCTGCGACATTTGCGTCAATGTTCTTGAGCAGTGATCAATACAATTTTATCAACAGTTTGTCTTTTGCTCAACAAGAATACACAAGATTTAAAAATAAATTCTTGACATTGGCTGCAACTGGTTCCAATACTGCTGGCTCTGATCCAGTGCCCGTTGTTGACGGAATAATTTCACAAATTAACGGAATTAAAAATAAAACATTTCCTTGGTACTATAGTGACATGGTTCCATATGGAAAAAATAGAAAATCAATCACCTACACTGTAATAGATCCAGCACAACGAAATTACGAAATTACTTCTACTTTTTCTGCTACCACACTGAGCAATAAAGCAGTGTTGGTTTATTTGGATCGAGTTCAGTTAATCTACGGCATCGATTATACATTTCTAATAGATGCCCCTGGTATTAGATTTACAGATATTGAATTGCCGTTAAATTCTACTATTAATATTTTTGAATATCACGACACTGATGGAAATTATATTCCTGAAACTCCGACCAAGTTGGGTTTATATCCTAAATTTATGCCGGAGATTTATACAGACTATACTTATGTTAGTCCGCAGCAGTTTATCAAAGGACATGATGGTAGCTTAACTCCAGCGTTTGGTGACTTCAGAGATAATCTCCTATTAGAATTAGAAAAGCGTATCTATAATAATATCAAAGTCAGCTATGACAGCAAATTAGTAAACATCTACGATAGTAAACCTGGAAAATATAGAACAACCAGCTACAATATTGCTCAGTTTAATCAGTTGGTTTCCAAAGGTTATCTGCCATGGGTAGGGTTTAATCGTTTGGATTACACTACCAATAGTACATTCAATGTTGAAAATGCATTTACATTTAACTACGGCAATGCACTAGATTCCGACGGAGACACATTACCTGGATCGTGGCGTGCATGTTACGAATACTTCTACGATACTCAACGACCCGATACAAACCCATGGGAAATGCTGGGTTTCAGCGAAAGACCGGACTGGTGGGTTGCTACTTACGGCCCTGCACCATATACTTCTGGTAATAAAATTTTATGGGACGACTTGGAAGCTGGTCGTATTGTTGACGGTCCCAGAGCCGGCATTGACAATAACTTTGTGCGACCTGGCCTAAGCGCAGTAATTCCAGTCAATGTCAACGGCGAACTACAACCTCCGTTGGGACTGCTAACAACCCAATATTATCAACCCGACTTTTCAAATCGTTGGAGAGTTGGACAATACAGTCCCACAGAAACTGCATGGCGCAACAGTAGCGATTATCCTTTTGCAGTTCAATTGATTTGTGCTTTGGCAAATCCAGCACAATATTTTGCTTATGGCATTGCAACCAGCAGTTATAGATTCAACACAGACATACAACAATATTTGGTCACTGATACAAATCAACGATTAACACAATCTGACATCGTGGTCAATGGAGTAACTGTCGGCGCCACAATCGACAGAGCATCAGGTTACCTAAACTGGATTGCTGATTATCAAACTGGTAACGGCATAACCAATAGAAGTCTGACTGCAACCTTTGTCAAAGACTACACTTTACAACTGAGTTATCGAATGGCTGGATTTACCAGCAAAGATAATTTGAAAGTACTGGCTGAACAGAACAGCCCCAACAGTATCAGTGATTCTGTTATTATTCCAGATGAAAACTTTTCTTTAATTGTTAATAAATCGACTCCGGTATCCAATCCAACTTATAGTGCGTTAATAATTGAAAAAACAACCGCGGGATTTGTCATTTCTGGATACAACAATAATGATCCTTACTTTACAATTATTCCGCCCGCCACCACAGGAAAGAGCAGTGCGGTAACGGTGCTTGACAGTTCAGTCAAGTACTATACCTCGTTCCTTTCATTTAAAACAAATCTGCCTTACGGCACAGAATTTACTACGCTACAACAAGTTGCAAGTTTCGTAGCAGGCTACGAGCGTTGGTTGCAATCGCAAGGATTCAGATTTGATTATTTTGATTCGGACCTTGGAGCTATCAGAAACTGGGAATTGAGCACCAAAGAATTTTTATTCTGGGTACAACAGGAATGGGCAGTTGGTAGTATTTTGGTCCTGAGTCCGTTTGCTGACAGAGTAAAATTAGTAACACAGAATACCAGCATAGATGGCATATCTAATACATTCTACGGAACCAAAGTCATGAATCAAAATTTCATGACTTTGGGTACTGATGCGTATACTGTACAGAGAGATCTTTCTGACATTAATACTTTTAGACTGTCAATGGATCTTAAAAATGGAGATCTAATTGCATTTGTCAGCTTGAATGCAGTGCAGATCGAACATTCATTGATATTTGATAATACTACGCAATTCAATGACATCATATATGATCCGGCACTGGGACAGCGACAGTATAGACTAAAACTGGTTGGATATAAAACTGGTGGTTGGAACGGTTCTT